CCATTCTGGAGAAACCATTGTTGTTTCCATACCGGCCGTAATACCAATATTAAATTTACCGATAGGATTAAATTCGTTTGGAACTGTTACTTGAATCCATATATCTGGTTGTGATTCCATTTTACCACGTGTTATCCTGCTACTAATATCTGTGTCTTTCGATGTTAGCGCATCTCTACCACAAGAACCCCACCGTTGGTCTAGAATCTGAATATTGAATTTGTCCATTGCAATTAAACTTCTTATTAAATCTCTTGAGTGATCGCCATAACCACTTCTGCTTGTTGCCGGGCAACTTATAACTAAATTTGGTTTCATTATATTAAATCTCCTACTGGGTATTTTGGTTTAGGTGCATCTGTATTTATTATTGTATATCTTTGTCTTGGCGTATAGTTTTCTAAACATGTTTTAATTGCCCATGCAGTATCGTCGCACATATCTTTTGCAGTAAATCCATTTTCGATTGCCCAATCCCTTCCGATACTTCCACATCTTTCTCTTTCCTCGGGTCCTGCGTCGTACCAAAATTTTAACGCAGTAGCAATATCTTCTATTGTCGGTCTACTATCATAGATATACGGGGTTGCTGGTGAACCTTGAATACTGTGGTTTGGCCATAACGGATAAGTCCAACACCCATGTTTTTCTCCCATCAAACCTGTTGAGTTGCTTGGTACGTTTTCTGTAAAATCTTTTTCTCCAATAAATTCACCATCTTTATTTCTGAATCCCATTTGATCTTGTAAACCTCCAACCACTGTTGCAATTGTAGGAGTTCCCGCCATCATACCTTCCATGTGACTTAATCCAAAACCTTCAGCCGAAGATGGATTGCATACTACGTCCGCAACATTGTATAATCTGTTTAGTGTTTCAAAAGGTAGTTTTTGATTGCTGAAAATAACTTTCATGCCTGGGTCCAACGCGTTTGCAACTACAGGTAAATCTGTACCGTTATTATCTACAGGATCTGTATGTAATATAAGAGCTACTTTGTCTTTTTTATCGTCGGGTAATTGAGATCTAAATTTTTTAAATCCCGCTAATAAATCTGAAATACCTTTTCTTCTAATATTTCTACTATTTAGAAATGCTATGAAATCTAAATCTTCCCATTGAAGTACTTTATTTTTAAATGCTATTTGTTCTGAATCTGTTGAGGGAATTGGAAAATATTTCTTCTCGTCTATTCCGTGTGGAGTATAAAATAAATCTTTACCCTCAACCCTTGGTTTTCTTTGACAAACATGTTTATTGATATTATAAGTTTGTTTTGAAATCGCCATTAGTAAATCACACGACTCGTAGAAATCTTCGTTCCAACGGGGAAACGGTAAATCGTCCCAAATATTAATATAACCTAGAGGTACTTGTTGTCTTAATTCATGTTCCATATTGTATAACCAACCCCAATATCTAGGATCTGTAAAGTGTAATACAATATCTGGTTTTTCGATGTCCATGATTTGTCTTAACAAATCGGGATTTCCATATCCGTGTACAGCATATACCTTGCAATACGCATCACTGATATTAAGTTTCTTTTGATATTCTTCTGATAAATCTGACATTTGCCCGACGGTGGGGTGTTTGACCGCTCCTCCTATTTGTACCCAATCAAAGCGATCTAGTGTTCCTTCTATTATTTCTTTTGACATTGTTCCGATACCAGAATTTAATCTCATATCATCTCCTAACAATAACACTTTCTTTTTCATTTTTTCTCTATAACCTTTATTTAGTTTTTATTTATATATAAATATCTTTTTCATGTTATAACAACGACTGGTTTGTTAAGTTTTTTTACTTGCTCTATCGTATCTGTTACATCTGAACCGGGTACTCCTTCGGATATAAACACAATTAAGTGAGATATATCTTTTGCTAAAAATTTGTTTCTAAAAAAGAAATTTCTTGGCTTGTAGGATTTGTCGTAGAAAGATTCGTTCATTGCAGAATATAAATTTCTAACTGTGTGAGATGGATTATGTTCTTTATAATTACACCCTAATTCTAGTGCAAATTTCTTAGCGTATCTACTCGCTCCTGTTTTGCCTCCATTTGAAATAACACATAGACCTTCGCCGAATTTTTGTTTTAGTTTAAAAATAGTATCTTTTATTTTTCTTGGGTTTTCGTAAAATTGACTGCCTATAATTCCTATTTTCATTTTCTAAACGATCTTTTATGTGGTGGACAATATTCTGCTCTCATTTTATAAGGACAATATGAACAATCATCTTTATAGGCAGGATAGTCTGCTTCTTTATTAAATTTCCCGTCAGGTAAAAATGCAGATTCTACAAATTCTTTTAGAGCTTTATCTGCTTTATTAATCGAAGGTTTTCCAGATGCCGGCTTAAATACCTGAACACGTTTAACTGGAAAATCTCCTCCTTCCCATACTTTTCTTTTGATAATAAAATATTCGATTTCGATATCTTTTATGTCTGTGTCGTATTGTTCGGCAAAGAATTTTTTATACAATCTTAATTGCATTCCTTCTTTCTTTTTCTTTTTGTCTTTCCAACCCATATAAGACGTTTTAATATCAATGATTTTTATTTTATCGCCATCTTTAATAACCAAGTCAATGAATCCATTAAACATTATATTAGAATTATATTCTGTTTCTAAGAATATTGGCATTTCTATACCTACTAACTCCATATGTTTTTTATTAAAGTAATCGCCTCTGCGTTTTATAAAGAAATCTATTATTGCACAACCATCGGTATAAAAAGATTCCATATCTGCTTGATTTATGTATTTAGATACTTCCTCTGGTTTACCTGCATCTAAGAATGCCTCGAACATATATTTTTTTAATAGTTCATACATGTCTAATTTATTGGCAGCCACGATACTATCACTATACATTACTTCTAAGTATTTCTGAAGTGTTTCATGCATTGCGGTTCCGAAAACAAGTGGAATTCCCGGTTCGTGTAAATTTATCTTATCGATTTTTTGTAACTTCCACTTTAAAGGACATGTGGAATAAGAAGCAATTTGGGAATAAGAAATAGTATTCTTTCCCATTTGTCTTGCTTTTATTGCGTATTTCAGGTTTTGTTTCATATATCTAATATAATAAAATTTTACGACATAGAGAAATTATTTTCTATTATTTTCAATAAGCTTGTCGAGGTATTGTTTTGCTTTCAGTAAGTCTTCCATACCATTCTTGTGTCTCCAACGAGTGACATACTTAATGATATTGCCTTCAAAGAAATCGAGACCTTGAGAATAAGCATACTCCCACATCTCGATTCCTTTTGTATAATGTTCGGGATGTTTTACAATATCGTCCTTAGGCATTCGGATCTTCTTTAGGCAAGAAACCTTCGTTGATATTACCACATTTAGTACATCTATAAACTTGTAGTGGTACCAATGTATCTTTGCCTGTAGGCGATAGGATAGCAGATAATTTTTTAAATAAGAATGCTGGTTCAAATGTTTGACATTCGCATTTCTCACATAAAACATCTGTTAAATCACTTGGATTAATTTGTACTTGTGCTTGTCCTTCGTTTGGATTAAAATTTATTTCTTTTCCCATAATTACATTCCCATCATTCCAGCCATTGGATTAGCTTCGCTATTGTTATTGTCTTCTTTTTTATTTGTTACGATACATTCTGTGATTAGCATTGTACCCGCAACTGAGGCCGCTTTTTCAAGTGCAACTCTAGTTACTTTAACCGGGTCAATAATTCCTGCTTGAAACATATCAACTACCTTTTCGTTTCTAGCGTCGTAACCAATACCACTATGTTCGCCGGTCATTTCCACTTCATTCCAAATTACATCTGCATTTAATCCGGCGTTTTCCATTATAATATTAAACGGTGACTGTATTGCTTTTCTTACAATATCAATACCAGCATTAATATCGTTCGTAGTACTGTAGTCAAAATTCCAAGTTTTACCTAATAACATTAGTGCTACTCCACCTCCTGGTATTACACCTTCGTCAACCGCAGCTCTTGTCGCAGCCAGCGCATCTTCAACTCTATCTTTCTTTTCATTAAGCTCTAATTCTGTTTGAGCTCCAATTTTCATTAGTGCAACACCTCCAGCAATTTTACCTAATCTAGTTTGAAGTCCTTCAGTTTCATACGGTGAATCTGAATTATCTATTTGATTTTTAATTTCTTCGATTCTAGCTTCAATTGATTCAGCCGTTCCTCCACCATCTACTATAACTGTTGTCTTATTATCACAAGTTAATGATTTCGTAGAACCAAACCAAGATGGGTCGAATTTGTCTAACTTCATTCCTTTGGTTGGTGAAATTACAGTAGCTCCTGTTAATGCAGCTATATCACCTAAGATTTCAGTTTTTCTATCTCCATAACCAGGTGCTTTAATACAAGCAACCTTTAATGTGCCCCTTGCATTATTTACAATAAGTCCAGCTAAAGCTTCACCTTCGATATCATCTGCAATAATAAATAGTGGTTTATCTTGAGCAATACAATATTCAAGTGGCTTAACTAAATTCTTTAGATTATTTAATCTTGCATCATAAATCATTACCATTGGGTCTTGAAATTCAACTTGCATTGCACCTTGATTGTTTATAAAGTATGGAGAAGAATATCCTTTGTCTAATTGCATTCCTTCCACAACCTCCAATTCGTCCTCTGCTGTATTAGAATCCTCAACACTAATGACTCCTTCGTGACCAACTTTGTCCATTGCTGCTGAAATTAATTTTCCGATATGCTCATCGTTGTTTGCAGAGATTGTACCAACTTGAGTGATTTCTTCAGAAGTTTTAACGTCTTTAGATAAGCTACCTAATTCTGTTACAATTTCTTTTACTGCCAAATCAATTCCTTGCTTTAATTCAACTGGATTTGCGCCATTTGCTACTCTACGATATCCGTCTATTAAGATAGCTTGTGCCAATACAGTTGCAGTTGTTGTTCCATCTCCAGTAACGTCATTCGCTTGCGACGCAACTTCTTTTACCATCTGAGCACCGGCATTTTGTATCGGATCTTCTAAACTAATATCCTTTGCTACAGTTACACCATCTTTAGTCGAATGATATTCGCCATTCTTTTCTAATACTACGTTTCTTCCTTTAGGACCTAGAGTCGCTTTTACTGCGTCTGCTAATTTATCGACTCCTCCCATTAATTCTATTCTTGCGTCGTGTCCGAATTTTAAATCTTTTGCCATTTCTTATTGCTCTAAAATTGTTAATAAATCTTTTTCTTTAATTATAAGATAGTCTTCGCCATCTATTTCAACTTCCTTTGCCCCGTACTTAGGATATACTACAATATCACCTACTTTACATTGCATGTGAGTTCTATCTCCATTTTCTAAATTTCTTCCTGGACCAACTGCTATTACGTCCCCTTGTAAAGTTCCTTCTTGGGTAGTATCAGGTATAATAACTCCACCGGCTGTTTGCCCTGTATCAGTTACTTGTTGGATTACTACATTGTCTTCAATTGGTAAAAACATATTACTATTCACTCTTTTCTAATTCTAATTCATATTCTGATTTTGTACAGGCTATTCCTGTTTGTTCTTTTACTAATTCTGGTGTTGTGCACGATTGATTGAACGAAGCATAATCTGCATGAGATTTCCATCTACCACAACCTGCAAATAAACAACCGAAAGCATTTG